GAAGCTAGAAACTTATATAGTGCTATTGAACGTGGCGATATAACAGGTATGTCATTTATGTTTGGAATAGATGATCAAGAATGGGAAAATCTTGACAGTGATTATCCGACCAGACATATTAAAGCGATTTCAACAGTTGTTGAAGTTAGTGCAGTAACATTTCCTGCATACGAAGATACTTCAATATCTGCTAGAGATAAAAGTGCGGTGGACACTGCACGCCTAGCGGTGGATACTGCTAGAAGTGGAGAGGTGGATACTACTCCAAAACAACTAGAACTTGAAAAGTTAAAAATAAAATTTTTATTAGGAGGATTTTAGATATGAAAAAATTTTTACAAAGATTAATTGAAAGAAAAAAACAAGAATTAAAAGCAAAGGAAGAAAAAATGAAAAACTCACAAGATATTGATGAGGTTAGAAGTCTAGGAGAAAACTTAATAGCACTACGTGATGAAATTAATGAAATAGAAGAGCAACTAAAGGAACTAGAAAAAGATAATAACAACGATGGAAACGATAATGAAGAAGACGAGAGAGAAGAAGAAAACAATAGAAGTGCAAGAAATAATGATGGAGCAAATGAAGGAAGAAGTACAAATAGTTTTAATCCAAATGCAGTATTCAATATTTTAGGAACTACACAAATAAACCAAAGAGGACAAGTTTCAAATGACGAAGATGTACTTTCTTCAATGGAATATAGAACAGAATTCAAACATTATGCTCAAACAGGAGAAAGAAGTTCAAGATTAAATGAAATCCTAACTCAATATAGAAGCGAAAATAGAGCAGCAGGAGAGGTAACAAGTGATGCATTAGGAGTATTAATTCCACATACAGTTCTACAAGAATTAATTCAAAAAATTGAAAAATCTTATGGACAATTTTCTTCAAGAGTTCGTATGTTAAATGTTCAAGGTGGTGTTGAAATTCCTATAAGTGAATTTGAAGCAACATTTACATGGGGCGGAACTGATGGAAATGATAAAGAGCATGGAGTTAGTGAAGAACAAGATGCTGGAGGAGCAAAAGGAAGTGTTATATTCTCATACCATATTGGAGAAGTAAGAATAGCACAATCATTATTACAAAGCATTTTATCTGTTGAAGTGTTTGAAAAAGAATTAGTTAAAGCTTTATTAAAAGCTTATTTAAAAGCAAGAGATGAAGCTGTATTAAGAGGAACAGGAGATGGACAGCCAACAGGAATTTTAACAGATGTTGCTGCAGGATTAAAAAGAGTTCCAGAAGATAATATTATAGAATTTACAGAAGAAGAGATTGCAGATTGGACAACTTGGGAAAAAAAATTATTTGCTAATATTCCTATTGGCATGGAAGGTGCAAATCCAGAATTTGCTATGGCAAAACAAACATATATAGGAAATCTATGTACATTAAAAGATGCTAACAATCAACCAATCAACAAAGCAGGATTTGATGTTAATGATAAACAATACAAATTCAATGAATATCCTGTACTTAGAACAGAACAAGATTTATTCAAATCATTTGACTTATGTGCAAATGGAGAATATTTTGGAATATTCTGGGTACCTGAAGAAGCATATGGTATTAACTCAAATATGACTTTCGGATACAAGAGATATTTTGATGAAGATAAAAATAAATGGATCACAAAAGGTTTAGTAATTTTAGATGGTAAGCCATTAAATACTAACTATATCTATTTGTTAAAGAAATCTGTTAAAGCCTAAGAAGAGGGGATGAAATCCCCTTAATTAATTATTTTTAAAGGGAGGTTATATAAAATGGAAAAAAAACAAGAGCAAGCAGATAAAATAGTAGAAAATGAACCAGTTGTAATTAATGAAAAAGATATTATATCAGAAGAACTAAAAGAGAATGATGTAATAGATGTTGATGCACCTGAAGTTATAATAGAAGAAAAAGCCAAAGCAGAGGAAGAAGCAAAGGCAAAAGCTGAAGCTGAAAAGAAAAAAGCTGATGCAGTAAAATTAAGAGTTTTGATTGGATTTACTGATAAATACACTAAACAAGACTATGCAGTTAATGATGAAATCTATGTTGATAAAGATAGAGCTAAAGAGTTATTAACTAATGAAAAAAGATTAGTTGAAAAGCTAGATTAAAGGAGTAAGTAATATGTTAGAAGAAGTAAAAAAACGACTTGGAATTACTGGAGAATATCAAGATGACACGATTCAAGGTTATATTGATGATGTAAAGCAGTTTCTTTTAGATGGTGGAGTAAAGAAAGAGGTTGTTGATGCTTCTTCGACAGTTGGTGTAATTGCAAGAGGTGTATCAGATTTATGGAATTATGGAAGTGGAGGGACATCGTTCTCTCCATATTTTTTACAAAGAGCAATTCAATTAAGTGGCAAAGATAGTTCTGATATTGAAAAAGAAAGCACCAAAGAGAATAGTGAAGGTGATAAAAATGAGTGATTATAGACTAGAAATAAAAAATCCTATTCCACTTGTATTGTTGATCCCAAAATCAATATCTAAAATAAATGGTGTTAATAAAAAAGAATATCCAACAGTTGAAGAAGCTTTGTCTGTAAAAGATAAAAATAACAAATCTAGTAATTTGTTTTTTGGAAGTTTCAAAACTTATGGTGGAACAGAAAAAACAGTAAATGGTATATATTCCATAGAAGATACTGCAAATGTAGAAACATGGTACAGACCAGACATTAATAGTAATTGTAGAATAGCAAGAGCTAATGATGGAGCTATATTTGACATTATTAATGAACCTGAAGATATTAATCAAAGGCATCAATTTTTGAAATTCAAAATAAAACGTGTAAAAGGTGGTGCTTGATATGAGTAACAAAACACGAATAGAATTTGATGGTTTTGAAGATGCAATAGCAAGACTTAATAAATTGAATGGTAATGTAAAAAACATATCAGAAAAAGCCTTAAAGAAAACTCATGAAATTATTACGCAAAAAGCACAAGATGCTATAACACCACATAATGATACACATCAAACAGAAAAAACTTTGCGAAAAGAAGCGGAAATTGAATGGAATGGAACTCTTGCAAGTGTAAAGACAGGTTTTAGTATTAGCGAAGGTGGTCTAGCTTCAATATTTTTAATGTATGGTACACAAAGCCATGCAGTAAGTAATCAATATGGAAAAAATCTAGGTGTAGCTGAAGAAACAAAAAAAGATGCAAAAATGTACAATGCTTTTTTTGGTAATAGTACACGCAAAGAAGTAGCAGAAGCACAAAGAGAAATATTTAATAGTGAAATAAGGAGGTTGAAAGGATAAATGAAAGATGAGATAGTTAGTATATTGGAAGGTTTGGATTATCCAGTTTTCCAACAAGGTACGATGAATCAAGAAGAAGGCTATCCTGATTCATATTTTACATTTAAGAATATGAATACAACTGGTGATAGTTTTTATGATAATGAAGAACACAAAATAGTATGGCTTTTCATTGTTGCATTTTATTCAAACAACCCTAAATTAGTAAATACAGAATTATTAAAAGCAAAAAGCAAATTAAAAGAAAAAGGGTTCATAGTTAGTGGTAAAGGCTATGACGTTGAAAGTGATGAACCTACACAAACAGGAAGAGGAATAGCCGTTAAAAAAATAGAAATTTTATAAGGAGGGTAAAAACATGAACAAAAATCTTGATGAAATTGTTGAATATAGAGGTGTAACAGATTTAGTTATAGCTGAAGTATTGACAGATAATAATAAAGAGGGAGAAGGATATACAACAGGAGAAGTAATTGAATTAGTTGGTGTTGGAGAAATTTCAAAAACTACAAGTAATTCAAGTGAATCAAAATATTATAACAATATGGCAGCAATAGTTATTAATTCTACTGGAGCAGATGAAATTAAATGTTCTGTATCTGTAATTCCTCAAGACAAATTAGCTTTAATTACAGGACAAGACTATGATGAAGAAACTGGAACATTAATTGAAGGAGAAAGAAAAGTAAAATATTTTGCATTAGGTTATAAAACAAAGAAAACTAATGGTGATGAAATATATGTATGGAGACATAAAGGAACATTTAATATCCCTGATAATACTCATGCAACAGAAAATGATGGAACAGATTCAAATGGTCAAGAAGTAACATATACAGGAATTTCTACAACACATAAATTTACTAAAACAGGTAAAGTTGCAAAAGCTATCAATGTTGATGTTGCAAAAGATCGTGCTGATGTAAGTACATTCTTTGATACTGTTACAACAATAGATACTTTGAAGGCAAAAACAATTGAAGCCTAGGAGGATAAAAGATGGATTTAAAGTTAAATATTTATGAAAAAAGAAAAATAGTTAAGACTTATACAGCAGAAACATATGATTTGATGTTTGGAACAGTAGAGGATTTATTAAATATTATTGATATTGATAATATTCAAGCAGGATATAAAACAGAATTAATAAAAGCTGTTGCAAAAGTGCTTGCACATTCTATGGATATTGTTAAACCACTATTAAAAGATGTATTTGAAGGATTAACAGATGAAGAGTTAAGAAATACATCTATAAAAGAAATAGTTGATGTTTTATCTAATATCGTAACATATTCAATCAATCAAATAACTAAAGGAAATAACGGAAAAAACTAGAAGAGGGGGACATATCTGATGTTCCCCTTTATAAGATATTCTTTGAATTGGAAATGCAAATTTGCGAACGATTTCCAGCAGTTACACCATTTTCAATAAGAAA